TTACACCTACTACCGACTGATAAGAGCTATCATAAGCGGTCTCGCTAGGGAATGCGGCGGGGTTAACCGTCATCATATCCTTAAGTCTCTCTAGCGCGCGCGTTGCAGGTGTGTTAACCGTGCCTCTTCCTTCTTCAATGTTATTTCGGAGCCATGAAATCGACTCGAAAATATCATCATTCGTAATGATATCTGGTAATATTCCATAGAAATGAGCGACAAGAAGCGATGTCCATATAAGGGAAACTGAATCCATAATTCTGACTAGTTCTTTGTCATCACATGAAGCTCTGAGTTGGAGTTCTAAAGATTCATCCAAGGTTTTAATATCCGCCACATTTCCGATTATGGCCTCCGCAAATTCGTTGCCTGCGAATCCATAATTTGCGGATGACCACTCCTGAATATTCTTCGCATGATCAAACGATTTCGTTAAATCGCCATCCTGTATATGAATGTCTATAGCCCGTACCGATTCACCTCCTTGTTGCAGGTTTCCCAGCCAATCTTTTATTGAATTTTCGCCCGTCGACACTAGGGATAAATCCCATGTTAGATCTGCGCGCTCTTCAATATCACTAGTCATTCGCCCTTTTCCTTTACCATTCGCGATCATCATGATGACTTTTCGGAGGCTTTCTTTATCCCGTTGGGATGTTCCAAACTCCTTTAACTCGTCTTGAATAAGGCAAGCTCCAGACATGTTCTGTGCGGATATTTCAAGCCTGTTATCCGTTGTTCTCCATGTTCCAATCATAGCTCCTGGTTTGGGTTGTCCCCAAATTGATGCCGCTGCTAGCATTGAGGTTGTCTTCCCTACAGTAGATTCTCCGAAGAAATGCCCGATATAGGATGCTTTACCTAAAGGTTTTACCAAACATCCTGAGAAAGAAATTCCAAGTGCTATAAGTAGGCCATGACTTCCGCTGATGTGAGTTTCGACACCTTCTTTCCACCCATCAAGTGATCCTTTTCTTTGAGATCTTTTAGCGGCTCCCTTCCCTTTAACAATCCAATCCTGACCCCAACAACGGTTTCCATTAATATATACGGGATTTCCCTCGGAATCTTCTTGCCAACCCTGTAATGTGGTGGAAGTCAATTCTTTCTTGGATAACGAAGAATTGCTATAAAAATTTATGGCTTTGATAAATTCGTCGCTTTTCCCTGGGCTAATAATGGTTTTATGAATCAAGCGACTCATCTCAGTATTCTTGTCATTTGTATTTGTGAACGCCGAAAAACTTAAAGACTCATAGTGCACATTTTCTCGAATATCATGGCACCTGAACCTTACGGCACGGTGACCAGATTCACGGTCCAGTTCTGAGGTGATGGGGTATATATGACGGGCGATGGTAAAGCTCTTGCTGACGTCCTCATGTCCCTCCATGATTGTTTGAGAACCGTCCTTTTCTTTGAGAACCGTCCACACAGACTTACGAACGATGTTGCCATAAGTATAGCGAGTCATTGGATTAACATTCAGAGTTTGGGGTCGGGTCTCTAAGATAGAAGTCCATTTTACATAGGCATCAGGAGAGGTGCTAATGACCTCAACGGCATTATTCTTGCCTTCTTTTGCATGGCCCGCCAGACGTTTCAGTCTCGAAATTTGTCGAAGACCTGGATCTAGTATCAATGCATCGACTTCTTCTTTGGGTAGGTCGAGTTCTTCCGCCAATTGGTCTACTATTTCGAGTACAGACGCCTCTAAGGTGTCATACCTAGCTTCGTGGTCTTCTCTTGATACAGCTCTCACACTTTCGGAGCACTTGAAGGTTACGTGCATTTTAGAGCGCGTAACGTCGTTAGGATCTGGTGTTGTTATTTCAGTTACGCATGAAGGCATTCCTAACTTTCCTAACTCACTCGAAATCTTGTTTACCAAAGAAACTAAAGGTTTTCGGCCAGTTGTGCCTAATTTCAGGTCGTCTTTTGTGCCATCAAAATCCAGTACAACTAGACGACCTGCACCAGAATCTTGCGACATTCTTTCCGAAATTCTTTTGAGATTCCAACCGCCATGGGTCTGGTTTATTCCTGCGTGTTCTGGGAATTTAGGATCGTATCCTTTATCTTTATCCTTAGTTTTCTTGAGAATAAGGTCATTTGAATCATCTTTATATAGGTATGGCGCGGATGGAATTATACAAACGGCGCTGGACATATACCCAACACTGACCTTCTCGAAATCTAGATCAGTGGCTTCACAATACTTCTTTGCTTGAAGTATTCTTTCATTCTTAGCATGACCAGCGTCTCTTAGAGTTTTCATTAAGCGGTTTTGTACATCATATTTACTTATTTTCATTGCTATTCTCCGTGTGTTTTGGTTTTGGTGTCTGTTTAATCTTCGCAGTTTTCGAACAATGCTGCTTGAGATTCTCCATTCTTCCTGGATGACTCAAAGTGTTTCTTGTAGGATATATAAGCGTCGTAACGCGCGGCGAGCCAATTAGCAGCATCTACATACCCGGAGGCTGAGAAATTTTGATTTGTGTCGTAATTCCCACACTGCCAGAATCTGATCAGGCAGATAGCATCGCCCCCTGTCCCCGTCTTGTAGTGAGTCCATGTGGTTCCATCACCCCTTATATGAATCTTTGGAGGGCCTGTGTGCGTTTCGCCCGGCATAGACCATCTTCCTGAAGGATCATCATACCATCCTCCTATATCCCGTAGCACGCCCTCTATGGGCAGGCTCTGGAGTTTGGGAAAGTCGATTTCGGTGTGTGTATAAGTATGATGAGTTTCGTAACCCCCATCAGTTCTTCGAGCGATCTTAACATCTTTTCCGATGTTTTCGTCCCCTTTTCCAAATCCTATTTTAGTCATGTTCTAGTCCTCAGTAAGATATAGCTGTTTTCCGAATTAAACATTTTCATCATTTCTTCATCATTTCTTCTGTGCTTAAAGAATCTTCGCTATCGAAATGCTCAATCAATAGAGTTCGAATAAGTGCGCTCATTGTGGTTCCTTTTAGAGCCGCTTCTACCCTCACACGACGCGCGAATTCTTGTTTTACTTTCGTCGTGATAATTGTGATATCATCGGTGAGGTTGCTCATAATATTTCTCCTTAAGTAAGATGCTGTGAGTGGAAATGTATTCCGTTATGTTCGAGTACACACCTATACAGTATTATAAAAGGATAATTGCTAATATGCCTAATTCTGATGAAAATAGATGAAAATAGATGAAAATAGATGAAAATACGTTGATTTTCGGGAAAAAATTAGTTGTTTGTGATTCTTTTGAATCCTGCGAAAAACTGACTACTTAGCAGGAAACAGTTAGCCTCCCTGAATCTCTTGGTTAACTGATTTTCGTGTTTTTAAGTCAAAATCGGGTGTTGGCTAACTGTAGTTAGACATTGGCTAACTCTTAAATCGATGAGTTAGTCATGAAAATCGATGTTTTAGAGTATCGTAAGGAGGTTTTGGCTAACTGTCTAACTAATAATAAGTAATAAGAGTATATATATATATATAGACCATTTCTGTATAACCTCTGATATTTCTTCTTCCTTGTATATATCCCTCCCCTATCCCCCGATCTGTTAGACAGTTAGCCAAAAGTCTGAAAAGCGTCGCTTAATGGTGTCGTAGCTAGGTTTTTGCTGGCTAACTAACTAAAAAAACCTAGTTAGCTGCAAAACTTGAAGCGCTAGCTCGATTTAAGCGCAGAAATTTCAAATCCTAAACACTCTTGTAATTCTGAAATGTCAAGCGAACGTCACATCAGCACCTTGAAACCATCGAAAACTCTTAGCGGGGGATACATGGTGGCTATTCACGTAATCGATCAGTGGGGTGTTTTGGTATAAACTAAGATAATAGTATAAGAGCGTCTCTATTAGTCAGAACTAGCATACCAGTATGCCAACTGAAAGTATGATCAGTAGTTTGAGATGCCATACACGAATATCAGATCAGATGTAAGATGTTGAAGCCTATGACCACAGTCCTCATCATCATGATCATGATAATACTACTGAGACAAACAGACAGCTATCAAATAACAACTCTTAGTAGGTGACGTGACTTAGTTATCATGTAACTTATTAGAATGGATGTTTGATAGGTGTTTGGAACTCATAGGTGTTTTAAGGTGATGTTGATTCAAACAATGCAATGCTTGACATTCTGATCAGTAGAATGATAATGTGTTGTTGTAAGATGAAACTGAGAATCACCAAACCAAACCTAATTAAAGGAATTATGTTATGACTGAATCCGAATCCAAGAAGATCATCCCAAAAAACATGCCGAACCCGAATCCAAACTTCCATCAAAACAATTTACCTTTGTCGGATCTAAAAGGAGTTCGTGCCAGACGCACGTCAAAAGGAAATTATCGTTGGATCGCGACCGTCTGGTTAGGATCCACGACTCGTACTCGCCGACACATCGGAACATATGAGAGTCCAGAACACGCCCATGTTGCTCATGTCGTCGCGACTATGGTGGTGAGTCCTTATAGTGACTGGGAATCGATGTATAACACCTTGCTGGAATCCCTCGAACCTGATTCACCTGATTGGGGCCACTCTTGTAGGCTTGATCTCCAGTCAACCCTTGTGAAATACCAGAAATCAGGTGATCTAAAGATTTATGATCACAAACTGAAGGAACCCCTAACAGCGAGGCTCACGTCGTATGGGATTGCTGAGAAGGTCCAAAAAGCCTTTAGTTACCTCCATTTAGGACCCGACCATGTGAACACATTATATATTAGAAAGTTGGGCTAGGATGGCCTGGATCATGCTTGACTGGTGTGTAACCCCGTGTTAGGTGTGTTATGCATCAACAGCAGTGCAGAATAAATGTTTGAAATAAGTTTGGAAAGCACCTATCGGGTTGCTATAAATAGGTGAGAATGAGAATGACAAACCGAACGCTGGAATTAACCAGCACAACCGAAGAAGGAGATTAAAATGAGCAAGTATCCCCTGACAGCCGTAGAGAGAGAGTACAACAGTGCACGAAGCTTCTCTCACTATGAGAAGATGATCATGGATGGGAAGACCTTAACCCCACGAAACATCTTAGCGCGTGCCATCTATCTGATCTCGACGGGTGATCGTGAAAGATGCCTGACTACATCGGGTGGAAAAGGGATTGAACAAAGTCTCGCCAAAGATTTCTACTATCCTCACGAAGCACTTCGGATAATCTCAAGTGCTTCCTCACCTCCGATTTGAATTTGTTTTGGAGAGTCTGGAGTGAGTCGCTATAAATAGATGCATGATGAACACGAAACCGAAGCTCCTAAGCAATTTCGCTAGGAGCAAATCCGAACAGGAAATGAAATGAGTAACGGACAATGCACGCACATCACGAACAATGCAACTACGTTTCTTGAGTATCTCTATAACGACGGCTCGCTGCAAGTGATCACCGGAGGTGCCCACAAGCAACTGGACAGCTTGACCGATGATATGATGATAAAGTCGGGCGGCATCAACCCTAAGCCGCTCGTAACAATCGTAGACGAGCTGAAGACGACCTTTGAGAATAAAGTAAAGCCGCTCGGCTACATGGATTTCTTCAAACAAGACAGAAATCTGTGTATCCAATTCTTCCAGCACATTGTTGTATTGGCGGAACTCCTGGATCACGTGCCTGCACAGCCTTTGACTCAGAGGTTTCTCGATGAACTGATCAATGAGGAGATTCCAGTTCTCGGGTATGACTTCATCGAGAAACTCGCCAATCTTCCTATCTGAGAGTTCCAGCAAGCCTTAATCCTCACACTCTTAATGAGGCCGGGGGTACTAACCCTAGTTCAAGATAAGAATGCCTCTAAGGTGGTAAATAGAAAGCCTGATATCAAAACCCTCAATAAGAAGTAAAACTTTTATTGAGGGTTTTGACCGTTAAAAACAATAATCCTCTTATATTCTGCATAGGTGTATATATCTTGTCATGAGGATATATGTGTCCTGTGTAAGGGTTAAAACCCCACTCAAGTTTTCTGACATTTCTTGAGTGGGGTTTTTTATGTTTAATATCTCGGTTTTCTCCTTATATTCTGCATAGGTAGATATCATTATCTATAGGTAATCTTATGGCAAGAAAACTTACATTAAAGCAACAGGCATGGTGTGACGCCTACCTAGCAGGAAACACTGCATGGAAGAGCGCCCGCATAGCTGGATACTCAGGGAATGATGCCACAATGAGGGTTAGAGGGTCTAAACAGCTATCAAAAGGTAACATCCAAGAATACTTAGCTAATGCACATAAGAACTCCCCACTTGTAGCCTCGCGCGAACAACGACAGAAGTTTTGGACAGATGTAATGAACGGGAATATTACCGAACGTGGCAATGATCCAAAGTTATCAGATCGCCTGAGAGCTTCCGAATTGTTAGGCAAAACCCAAGCCGATTTCATTGATCGCATCGACCATTCTGGATCTATGCAACACGACGTAACCACAAAAGTTGATCTATCGGGAATGTCTAAAGATGAATTGAAGTCATTCTTAGCCCTATTAGATAAGGCTAAAAAAAGATGATTAAATCTATAGAGATACCATTCTCTCCTGAAGAAGTAGAGTTAGAACTCGCCCGCAAGGATTTCTACACTTTCGCTAAGATGACTGCTGAGTTTGAATGGAAAGATAATTGGCATCTTGAATATATCGCCACCAAGTTAGAAAAGGTTGCGAAAGGTGAGATCAAAAGACTGATTCTAACTATCCCCTTCAGGCATGGGAAGTCACAGTTAGCATCAAGAGCACTACCTGCCTACTACCTTGGCAATCACCCAAATGATCGAATAATAGGGACAAGCCATTCGTCAACACTCGCCAAAAGCATGAGTAGGGACGCTAAACGGGTTATTCAGTCTGAGATCTATCGAAAGATTTTCCCTGAGACCTCCCTAAATCCTAAGAAAGTAGCCTCAGATTCTCGCTATAAGAGTATCAATACCTCCGACCAGTGGGATATTATTAACCATAGGGGAGGCTACCTAGCGAAAGGTGCTGGACAGGCGATTCAGGGTACTGGCGCAAGCCTTATTATTGTCGATGATGTGTATGGTAATCGAGAGGACGCATACAGCGAGACGATGCGTAGGCGAATAGAGAATTGGTTTGATCAGGATGTGAAATCTCGACTCGATAAAGGCGGATCAATGGTTGTTGTAAATACTCGGATGCATCACGCGGACCTGATCGCTTATCTAGGAGATACATACCCCGGTGAATGGGAAACAATCAACTTCCCCGCGATTAAAGAGAATGATGAAGATCCTGATGACCCCAGAGGAATCGGTGAACCGTTGTGGCCTTGGAGGATGTCGTCAGAAGAGCTTCTAGCCATAAAGAAAAGCAGACCTGACATCTACTATGGATCCTATCAGGGTGTACCAAGTCCTCCCGGAGGAACGCTCCTTAAAAAGGAAGGTATTCAATATTTCAGTGTGCATGATTTGGATCTTAACGAAGCCACAATTATTCAAAGTTGGGATTTAAGGCACGGTGGAAAGGGTAAAAATACTTCATTCGCTGTAGGTCAATTGTGGGCAATGATTGGGGCTAATGCTTACATGCTAGATCAATGTCGCGGCAAATGGGATTCAACCGAGACCCTTAATATTATCAAAGCCAAGGCTGAAGACCCTTTGTGGTCCAGAGCTAGAGCTAAACTTATTGAAGCTAAAGCTGATGGAAAGACACTTATTCCTATGCTTAAGCAACACGTACCGGGCATTCTACCGATTGAACCCAAGGGATCTAAAGAGGGGCGTGTTATGGCGATCCAGCCTTATTGGAGTGCTCTTAATATCTTCATTCCTAACACAGGTTGGGCCCCAGCGTTTGAAATAGAAGCATTAAGGTTTCCAACGGGTAAAAACGATGATCAGGTCGACGCGATGAGCCAAGCACTGAATTATTTATATAACGGTATCTATAGCAATAAATCTAAACCCCAAACTATTGGTTCCGCCAATAACCGAGGTCGCATCCAAGGAGGCTGGTAATATGTCCAAAAATAATCTTTATAAAAAATACAAAGTCAAACATCATTCTGAGTCAAATGCAACCCCTCAATTAGAAAGAGTTAATTTGCGGTTGTCTAATCCTGAACTTTCAAATTTGGAAGAATCCGGCAGACCGAATACATACTATGTTGACGGGATGCCGAGCGGAAAAGATTCAACCTATCAGTACAATTATTATGCAAGAGGCACTAGAGGAGACCCTGGTGCATATTGGCAGACCTATTTATCAGATCCTTTGGTCAAATCCTCGGTAGATAGCACTCATGAAGGGCTTGTTTCAGGGGATTGGGCAGTGGTTGCGCCCGCTTGCTCAGATGACCACGAACTATGCCTTGAGCAAGCTGCATTTGTTTCCTCCAGCCTTCTTAGCAAACCATCCTCTTGGAAGGAATTCCTAAAAGGTTGGACACTAGGCGATAGAGTTTACGGATTCTCACTCTGGGAAATTATAGACAATGAGGATGGTGGTATATCCAAACTTGCATATCGTAGACCTGGAACCGTTAAACGATGGGTATTTAGTGAGGATGGCAGGCAATGGATTGGCACAGAATTTGAATATGAAGGCGGTCAATCTGATGTCTATATCGAAGCTGAAAACCTTCTAATTTATAGCACCGGAATCGGCCTTGATTTGGAAGGTGTTTCAGCGATCAGACCTGTTGTCAGATGGACAGAAATTAAACAACTCATCACCCAGATTGAGACAGCCGCCGCTGAATCTCATGGCAACGGATATCGAACTGTTAAAGCGACTGGAGATCTCTTTGATACGGGGGACCTGCAACGCATCAAAGATGAAATAAATGCGGCGAGTGCTCTTGATGATCCCATATTTGCCTTTCCCGGTTATGAAATGGACTGGATCTCACCTGGTGGAAAACTTCCTGATTTTCAATCCCTCCGGACCTATTGTGATTCACAGATTGCCCTTGCTCTTCAAGCTACGGGTTCATTGGTTGGACTTGGCAAATATGGAACGCAAGCCCTCGCTGAAACAAAAGACCAGCAAGAGAATATTAGACGTATTTCCTACTTCGGAACATCAGTTTGTGACCTAATTAATGAGCATATTGTGAGACGTATTGTTGATACCGTTTGGGGACCGCAAGAGCATTACCCAGAACTTACTTTCAATCTGGGATCTGAAACAAAAGATCCAGACCGTCTAAATAAGGTGATTCAGGCGGTTCAAGCTGGAATATTGGATTTAACAAATGATGATCGTAACCAGATTCGCGAAGAGCTGGGATTCGACCCCGTTGCAGATGCAGAAGTTGCCCCAGAAGTCAAACCCGAATTTTCACACAACTTGACCCTATCTAAAAAAGATATTGAAGGGCTTTCAGGGGCACTTGAAAAGATTGAATCTAAGGCTGCTAAAGAAGCACAGACGGTAATTAAATCCATGCGCGATGCCTATGTGAATCGAAGTGCAGACATCACCAATAGAATGGATTTAAGGGGTCTGACTAAGGCTATATCCGACGAGTATCAACCCGCGATTAGAAACGCTATTCAACCATCTGTTCGCAACCTGATTGAAACGGGCAAATCTAGCGTTCTTTATGAACTTGGAGTTACAGACAAGATTGCTAAAGCGTCTGCAACTGCCGCACCATTTGGAAGCAATAGTTTTGCCATAGCGGAGGCAGATCGAATTGCCACGCATATTACAAATGTTAATTCTTCTTATTTAGAAAACAACGCTGTTTCAGAACTTGAAGGGAACGTTAGAAATAAAACTAAGCCTCCGATTCAAAAGGCAACTGCAACTAAATCCCTCATTGCTGGCTATACCGGAAGAAGTATTAACCAGGGGCGCACAGCAATTATCTCAAGTATCCAAGAACAAGCTAGAAATAAGGGTATTAAAGACACTCGCGTCATGGCTGAATATTCAAGCGTCCTAGAATTCAACACTTGCATCCCTTGTGCTCACGCGGATGGGGAACGCGCCGAAGTTGGAAGTTCTAAATACAACCGGCTTAACCCTCCTAATATATGCGACGGTGGGGATCGATGCAGGTGCATCTGGTCATATATCCTCCCCTCCGAAGAAGGTTATCAAGATATATTAAATGACTTGGAATGACTTGGAATAAATTTATTAACTCGGTTATCTTCTTATATACTACTACCAATAGTAGTTCCCTCAATAGGTGCAATTTATGTCTAAAGAAATTAAAGATAAGGCCATTCAATTTAGCCTTAAATTCTCATCCCATGACTCTGATTTTAAAGGTGAAAACCCTAATACTTCTTGGGTCAAGATCTTGCCCCTGGATGAAGTGATTCAATATGGGGATTCTGAGATCACTTTCAACATGACTTATCTTAGAGAGATCGTATCTCAAACCACAAATCTTAATAATCATTTTGATGATGTTGCTAACGGAACGCCTTACAGAATGCCCGTATGGCAGGATCATCAGAGATCTCACGATAGGGATGGCAGCGTTTTAGAAGTCAAAATGGCTAATAGGGACGGTTTCACTGGGGTATGGGCCAAGATTGAGCGGACTAAAGATACTCAGTTAGCCCTTGATGAGGGCCGTCTAGGTTATGTCTCAGCCGGCATCAGCCCGGAATATGTGACGCAAGATGGCCAAAAGTTTGGACCTATTATTAGAGAAATATCGCTAACAGCGGACCCATTCTTAAAAAACATAGGGTCGATTCAAGATACTTACGAAGTTGAATTGTCAAAAACCAATTACGCTAATTTAGCAAGTGGAGAAACTATGAACCCTAAAGAAAAGAAAGAACAGTTGGATGCACTCGAAAAGGCGCTAAAAGCTACCCCGGAAATGGCCGAAATTCTAGCCGAACTTCAAGCTCTTATGAAGAAAGTTCAAGAGCAACAGAAGGAGAATGCTAAGGAGCTGGACTTGGCAGAAGATAACACAGAAGATGTTGAACCTGTTGAACCGGCGTTGAGCACTACCGATGATACTGAGATCGTCACTCTGTCGCAAATTAGCGATCTCGTAACGTCCCTTATCAAACCGCTTCAAGATGACCTCAAGTCTCTTAATATGGTTCCTAAGCGCGTCCTTAACCTTCACGAAAGAGGGACTCAGGGAGAACCCGAGCAAGTTCTTGAGTTCGCTAATTACGGTGATAAGATTGAACACTTGATGAAGACGAATAAGTGCTCTCGCCTGGAAGCGTTGGATATCGAAATGAATTCCTAATTTAACCTTTAACATAACCTCTAACATAACCTTAACAAACCAGTTTTTTAACTTAAACAAAACGGAGAATGAAAATGAGTTTTGATATTTCACAGATAGCAAACGCTAGAACCTCGCAAATTTACCAGGGGCTGAAAGATGATGGTGTCCTAAAAACCAGCATGACTGACATTGTGTGTCAGGTCGTCCCGACCAGTGGGATTGCTGGCCATGCCGGCAAGATCTCGACCCTGGATTTTCAGGCTATTGCACCCACTAACGCCCTTACAGGATTTAAAACCATGGGCACCGACGCAACCGAACTCACAACCCCGATGAGTGATCGGGTGTATGAGATTCAAGAGATCTCGCACTTTAAGGAATACCCGCGCGCAATGGATAAAGATAAACTTTTTCAGAAAGTTAAAAATTCCTTTGTTCCGCACCTTCAGGCTCAGATCGAGTTCGACAAAGACGATGAATTGAATTCTGTTTTATCCGGTGCTGGAACGTCCAGCACGAACTCTCAAGATGTGACTGTAAGGGCTCTTTCACTGGCAGCTAGTGAACAGTGGACCGACCCGGCTAGTACACCCCTTTCTGATCTACGGGACGCCGCACAAGATTCTCTTGCAGACTCCCTTTTTCTCGGGTTGAGCAAGGCAAATCAGCTTCGGGATCATGATGATTTTCAATCTCAGACCGGATACAAGAATGCTACAGCTTCACAGCTTGCTGAATATCTTGCGGATTATCTTGGCATTCAGCGCGTGATAATCGGTAACCGTATTTTTCAGGATGGTGCTCAAAGTGCGGCAGCCGATATTCAGCGCGTTTCATCAAGTGCTGTTTGTGCATTTAATTCAGCTAATATTTTGTATTTGGATTGGACATCTGCCGAATTTGAACACGATGAGACCACCAAAAATAACAGATCACAGCTTTATGGTCGCGCGAATGCTTCGATCGTGGTTGTGAATCCCCTGTATGCAATTGCTTTCACGGATGTTGCATAAGCCGAGTTGATGGAACGGTTTAAGGGGGGTTCGATTCCCTCCCCATCATTATATTAAGTTTTAACCCGCCAAGAGGATCTCGAAATGAACTACCGTAAACATGAAAACAAATGGATTCCCTTAAAGGAGTTTGAAAAGCTCCAACAAAAGGAGGTGATCATATCTGAGGCACCTAAAAAAGATGATGATCTTGAAGATCAAACTCGATCCGATTTATACAGTTTAGCTAAAGATCAAGGTTTAGATCCTGAATGGAATGGGAACACCAAAGAGGATTTCATTCAGATGTTGGAGGATTCACAAAATGATTAATATTCACGGTGCAACCCTTAGTAATGTTGTTGCAAACCTTCCCCTTAAAGCTGCACGAATTACAGCGACTTCCCAGCCGGTTAATACCGCATTGGTTCAACAGTGGATCGAGAGCGCATCCGGCCAAATTAATGCACTTCTCGCCCGTCACAACATGGAAACGTTAGGTGAAGATGAACAACATCTTGTAAGGGCTGGTATCGAAGCCTTTGCGGGTGCGATGGCGCTAGGAAAATTCGGCGCTGATTCAGATACTCGAAAACCTTTCTGGGATATTTGGAATGGATGCCGCAAAACAGTGAGAGAAACACCCCAAGATCTAGGTAATTCAATGCTCCCAGAAGACGCGATTATTACGAATATAGATCTAGAAGATCCAACCCGAACTAGCTGGACATCTAAAACATTCGGAGGGTGGTAAATATGAAGAATGTAATACTTAAAAGACAATGCACCTTAATTTTAGGCATCGAATCAAAGCCTCTTAAATGTGGTGATTATGCCGTTATTTCTAACGAGAATTACGCCAAGTTCAAAGATTGGTTCCAACTCATTGAAGACGTCCCTGATACAGGCTCCATAGAACCCTTAGAAGAGGGTTCCTGATCATGTTAGAACTTAGGCTAGGCATCGGAGACAATGACGCGATAGCGCGCATGATCGGCGTTATTGATTCGATGGATATTAAGGAGATTTGGCCAAGTCTAGTAAAAGAAATTATCCATCCTTTTGTGATTAGACACGTAAGGGCCAATTTCGACGCTCAAGGCAAACTTGGTGGGCAAAATTGGAACTATAATGGTGAGCCAAAATATGCTGCATATAAGATGGCAGCGACCGGGCATCAAGAGGTTCTAAGGTGGAAAAAAGGCAGAAGAGAGATCCTATATCCATCCCTAGCCTTCGTTAATGGGTTTGGACATCTCTTTAGAATGACATCGACAAGCGTGAGAATCGGAACAACGGTTCCCTACGCAGGAAGACTTGCAAAAGGTGGAGTCAATCAATTTGGCGAAACCTACCCCGGTCGAAACCCAATGAAAATGAAACGGGCATCCAAGAAGAACTTAGTAACGATGATCCAACGGGGGATTATGAGAGGCATAGCTCCTAAAGGCATGGGCATTAGAGATGTGAGGCATTCACTATGATTGATATTTCAACGGCAGCGCTTGCTTTAACCGACCGTATTGAAACGGCTTTACAAGAGCAATTACCCGTATTCATTCCTCAAAGATCACAGTCCGAATATCCTTTAGAAGTACCTATCCCCTCTGCTTATATCGTGGGACCTGAAGATTCAGATGATGCCATAGAAGCGATGGGTTGGCCAGATTGCTTTGTATGGATCATGCCGGAGGGTTCCACACTTGAAACGCGTGGTACAGGGGATGGGACTACAGAATCTTATATATCGTCCACAACCGTTTGGATCTCTATAATTCAGAAAGTCGAATTAGGGGTTGATCTTCCCATTAGAAACGGAAGGGAAATCACCTTAATGGAGTTCTCAAGAATAAAAGCAGAGCATCTTAGGGGAATTCTGATGGATGTTTTGCCCCGATATGTTCCGGATTGCGTAAACGTTTCTGAGTGCCGTTTAGAAGGTTCCGGCGTATCAGATCCATTAACAATTAATGATCTAACATATATAGAATCAACAGTTGGGATCACTTGTCGACAGCACGTTGAAGCGTGGGTTTCGATTTCTTAATAATTGTAACAATTCACTTATATTTCATATACATAACTATAACTTAAAGGAACGAAATGGCTTTATCAGATCGACACATAGTAGGCGTAAAGAGTGAAACAACTTATGGCACGGATGCTTTTACAGGATCGGAACCTACCGATTTTCTAGGCATTCTAGGCGAACCCAAGATCCAAGAGTTAAGCACAGATATTGGACCCATGGAGAAAACGGCAGACGGTTTTGGAGGGTCTGTTTTGAGAGTTGGTGATAAAACAGATGTTTCATTCACTGTATACATGGTGGGCAAAGGTGTTGCAGCCGGTGATACACCGCCCCAGCATGATGCACTTTTGAAGGCGTCTAATATGGGCGAAACGGTGGTAGCAGCCACGTCTGCTACCTATGATCTTGGGTGGGGCCGGACACAAACCGAAGTCCCTAGCATGACGGTCTATGAAGGGATTCGTGACGATGAAAGTGGTGATTATTTCACACGCGTTGTTACAGGTTGCCGGGTTGTTCCTACATGGAAGTTTGAAGATGGTGCAGATGCTAAAGTAGAGTTCGCGGGTGTAGGTCGATACTCGACTTTGAGCACTGCCACTACAGCAATTAGCAATCCTAGTGAATATTCCGGTGGTAAAACCCGGATGAAAGTACAGGGGATGGTTTTCACCTATGACGGTGTAGAATATCCAATTGTGAGCGCTGAAGTTGTGTCGGGAATGACCATAGATGAAGATCATGTGGTATCAGCAGAAAATAGCATGGATTCGGCGGGGCTTTATCTTGCAAATGGAGACAAGCCGGGCGGAAGTCTAACTTTTAAGGCGCGTTCAAGTGTCCTTACTGATATTCTACCCCTTACAGGCGTCCCTAGCGGCTGCTCGGTCCCTACAGCGGAAGTGACAATTACTCTTAGTTGTGGCGGCGACACGATTACTATTACGGGCAATGATTGTGCATTCGGTGCACACTCAAAGAACCTTGAAAACAGCAATTACACCTTTGATGTTCCGCTTACTTTCTTAGGCGGACTAAGCGTTGAATACACCTAAGCAACACGGGGGCAGGCTTTCTACAGCTTGCCCCTTTTATCCCCTCAAGGCATCCCCTGCCGCTATAAGGAGTACAAATTATGTTTCAACTAGGACAATCTCAAACGGTATTCGCCCAGTATGAATCAGATTCAATTGATGTTGAATTCGGTTATAAAAAACCTTCCCATCCTGAAATCTTAGATATTGAATTAGATGCAGCTGAATTTAATGAGAAGTGGGGTAAATGGGAGCAAGATAAATCCATCTTATTCGCAGAGCTTTTAACCGTATCAGAGCCAGATGATGACGATGATACAGAAATTGCTACCCTCATTGCCCGCTTGGACGATGAAGCGTCTAAATCATGGTTACAGCGCCTTCAACAGCTTAAATCCCAGATATCCTCAGACGATCTCAAACCTGTTTACGCCTTTATCTCAACTCATATTATTACGATTGATGGAGTCTTAGGCGCAGATGGCAAGCCCGTTAAAATGTGGGCAGATCTTGATCAGTCGGCACGCGCTGAAATTATGGGGGCAATGACTCCTTATGATGTGACCGGCTTTTATGGTGATATCAAGAGAAGCGTCATGCTTAAGGTGGCTGAAAAAAAGCCCTAAACAGCTATCTTGACTTATTATTTGGAGATGGCTGTAAATGCCCCATTTGCAACGGGGAAATAGAGGGTGTTGATAGGGCTGAATACGGCTGTAAATATGATGAAGTCTCACAAATAGCAGTTACCCTTTATCGAACCTTTATAACCTACTTAGAACCTCCCCCAACTTCCACATATCAACCACACAGCCATGCTAGGGCATCCCTTTTGGATTTGCCTTACAGAATGCGCGAAGTAGCTGAAATGGTCGATATGCACCGCCTACGTGCCCAGACTGAACAACATAGGGATCGCGAAGAAACAACCAAAACAAGACAGATGATGCAAGATGCTGGAATCCCACTTTGAGGAAACGATATGAGTATGGAAAAGATGGGAATCGAGTTTGACGTTCGGGATAAGGCGACTGCAGATCTCAAAGCGATCAAAAGAGGTCTAAAAGATACTGAAAAGGGCCTTGATAAGACCGCTAAAAGTATGAAGAAGACGGGGAAGGCTTCTAAGGGATTAGGCATCAAATTAGGGGATATTAAAGCTGGAACAATGTTAGCGCTCGCTGGCATAACACAGCTTACAGGCCAGGTATCGGCTTCTGTGGACGCATATATAGGTGCAAAACAGGCTGCAACTTCTTACGAGTTCACCTTAAATAGTATGGGTGCAAGTGCTACTCAACTTGCGTCATCAAATAAACTTATTGCGAAAACGGTTGAAGATGCTGGTATTGGGTATGATGTGCAACAACGCGCACTGAGTGATCTTGTTTTGCGCATTGGGGACACCGGTAAAGCAATGGAGGTTTACAAACTCGCTGTAGATGCTTCCGTTGCATCGGGTCAAGATCTTGCGTCTGTATCTAAGAAAATCGGGCAGGCTGCTACAGGACAACTTGAACCCCTAATGCAACTAGGAATTTTAACAAAAGATGAGGTAAAAGAGTTAAACAAGTTGGAAGATGCTAGTGCTCGAAGTGCTGCCGCAATGGCTGTACTTAATGAAAAAGTCGGTGGCGCTACTGAGTCGATGGACCCTCAGATACGAAAAGTTAAAGCGATGAGAGTCGAAATGGATTCCGTGACTGAATCCGGTGGGCATTTAGCGCTATCTTTAGTGAATGCGGCTGGGTCTGTTGTAACACTAGGTGCCGCTAACGATAAAACTGGGTCTTTTCTCTCAGGTCTTGCTAGTGGTCTTGAAAAGTCTGCTAAGGGATTAGACGTTGTATCAGATGCTATGGCCAATATGGCATCTGGGACACCGGAGCAAGCAACCCTTTTTCACATGATGCGTGTGGGTTTCGGTAAGTGGGAATCTTCGGGCGATGCTCTTAAAGAAACTCTTGGAGATATAAGTAAAGAGCAGATTAAGCTTACAATTGCGACTGAAGATGCTGTAGAAGAATATGGTCTTCAGTCTAAAGAAGCTGATAAAGCAGGTGAAGCACTTAGAAATTATCTAAAAGATCAAGAAGCACTTAGAAAAGGTGTTGAAGCCAATAAGAATGCATTTGGAGACTATACAGCGTCACTGGTTCTGAACGCCCTTACCTTAGGCGGAGCATCTTTTAAGGCCGCATCTGGAGTGAGTGCAACGGAATTCTTCAACGGGTTTACAGAAGGCGTTCAAGAAGAATTTGCCACTTGGCAACCAGCATTTACCGCACCTAAAAAGACGAAGAAAACCAGTAAATCTAGCACTCAAAAAGATCCAGTTTCTCCACTTTCTGCTATCATTGATGGAGCACAAGTTGGGGCTGAGAAAGATGTTGCAAAAGACGTTGTTAAAGAGTGGAAGAATTACGTTGCAAACACTCAATTAGAACTTCTGTATATTAAAGAAGATGCAGCCCGAATTGAGGCTGTATATCTACTCGATTTGGATAAGATTCAGCATGATTTGGAAGACGGCAAGATCAACCGAGCAGAAGCCAATTTAGCTCGAACTCAATCTTATTTCGATTTTCAACGAGATTTGGACCTGAAACAAGCGAATCTTCAGCGTGATTTGGACGAAGAGAAACGGCGTAGAAAAGATGCCGACCATGCCAAAGATTTGGACCGAATCAAAGAGCAACAGGGTGCATTTGAAGACCATGTATCAAGTATGCGAACTATGGGTAAAACGATTGCTAACGCGCTCTCATCGGGTTCAGATGAGGCTATGAAGGGCTTCGGTGGGCTATCAGGGTCAATCACCGATATCGGCAGTAATTACGCGCTCGCTGGTATGAAGGCTAAGAAATCGGGAAAAGCACAATCACAGGCGATGGGTGCAGGTGGAGCTGCAATAGCTGCTTTTGCAGAGTCTCAGGGTGCTTCACAAATGGCTGTGAATGCATTGATGGCTGCTACAGCGACCGCACAAGGCTTCCTTCAAATCTCTTACGGTAACATTCCGGGGAGTATTGCAGCGTTCACATCCGCCGCCATATATGGTGCCAATGCGGCAGCCGGTGGAGATAGCAAAGCATCTGTATCGACTCCCCAAGCAATCGGCGGTCCAAGTAGAGATGATGCTTTTGAAGGGATGTATCAGGCTAACCTAAAGGCATTAGAGACGGCTCGAAATGAAGGTAAAGATACCATCGTATATAACTTTTCAGGTGCCACTTTCTTAGATGGCGACGTATCTGCTCAAAGGCGCGTCAATCAGGCAACATCACGTTCATCCAGAATGACCTTAGGAGTCTAAGATATGAAAACACGCGATAGATGGATTTATCCAATCGAACTGACCTCAGATAATAACCAATTTGTAGTGACGAAATATGATCCGAGTGCAACTAATGTCACTTTCACCTTGGATGAAGGGATTTACTATAATTATGACGGTAACATACCAGGATTCCCCTCCTTATTACAGGCGATTAGGGATGCTATTTTTGATGAGTGGGGAACCGAGACAACCTATTACAATAGCGTTCCTTTAACATCTTATAAATTCGAGGGCGGAGGTGTTAAGATTGAAACCACGGATGACGTTGTTTTTAATACTTCAAACCCTGATTTCTCAGACGTTATAAGACGCTGTTTAGGGATGCCTGAAACGGATACAGAGCAAGGTCAAAGCTATCTAAGTCCCTTTACTGTATGGGGCGAATGGTTAGAACCTTGTCACGGTATTTCAACCCATTATGACAACTTTACGAAGTTACAGTTTACGGGGCCTGGGCACTCAAATAGAACGCGTCTTGTCCAAAGATGGGCTTCCTATGCATGGAGAAGATATAGCTACAAATGGTGCCCAATTGCTCTTGTTAATTCTGGTTTTGAAGATAAAGCCGATTATCAAGATGTTGCTAAGCTCGGGTTAGGTGACAATAATAATATGTGGCTCGACGTTTGGGAATATGGATTATCTACAGGAATACCTATTCTAGTGATGACTGAAAACAGTTATTTAGTGGTGGTAGCCGATGGCGAAATTATGGATGACTTCGAGAATTCTATCACCGAAAGAAGTGAGCTAGCGCGCATCTACGATATTGATCTGTTGGTTCGAGTGAGGGGTTAATAATGCAGAAATATGACACACAAATTCAAGAGTTTTCTCTTAGCATCGAAATTGAAGGAATTGTATCAAATGCGAATCCGGTTATGTGGATCTGGGGCATCTTGCCACCTTCCTTAGATGTACCTTTCCCCAATTTTTACATCATTTCGGAGCCGCTAACCGAGCAGAATATCCCTTCAAACTTATCTGGAACCGCTGATTTTTGGACTGGATCACTCGGGGCAAACGCTCCCACATTCACCCTGGAAGCCAATGATGATACCGTTAAGGCACTTTGCTCAACTGCCCAACGTCAAAGTGGCAGTGTTACCATCGGTGGTACAGGGTCGACCCTATCGGTAAAGATGGCTACTCCCCCTGAGTATGGAGACATAATTTGGATCGGGGATGAAACTCTTGCCATTGGTAACGTTAATAGTACCGGGTCAAACACCTATGAACTTGATGTTGGCCGGGGCTGGTCTAACAGTCCAACTCAGGACCATTTGGAAGGTGCTAACGTCTATGTTAGCCCTCCCTATTACAAGTCTCGCCGCATAAAATTACACCTATTCGACAATCTTCGAGATACCGATACCGTTATTTGGCAAGGGTTCTTAGATACGATTAGATTAGACGCGCAACAACTCTCAATCGAAATCGGTGGAGCAGATATTCTTACGGCGCTTTTAAGCGCTGAAGGGGGCACTAATACAAACTTTGAGATCGAAGGGGACTATCTGCCGGACAATAAAATCAGTGTTACTATGCAGCCGGATGGTGTTCCTCAAAGTAAGAGAATGTTTCAGATTGGTGAATGTCTTGTCAGAATGACGAGTTATATTGGGTTTATTGATAACCTTAATGACCCGACGCCCTTTGACCTTACTTCTCATGGTGAAAAAGAACTCACACCGATTCCGCCTGACGCCACAGTTAGGGAACTGATGGTTTTTCTTAGAAAAGAGCAAAACGGGGCACCGATTGAAGATGTAGTGTTTTCATCGTTTTCACAGTCTGCAACCAAACCGGATCATGCGGCGGTGATCGCGCTGCAGCTCATGTGTTCAACGGGGACCGGAACCAATGGAACGCATGACACGTTACGGCGCGAGTGGGGCTTAGGGATTCCCGTTGAGCTGATTGATATGACAGGGTGGTTTGCGGTTATTATGAACCATGCAGCACCCGTTGACCGCCTCATTCTTAACTGGGATGAACCCTTCGATTTTGAAGATGTTATTATTAACAAACTTTTAACGCCCTTTGGGATGCGACCTGTACCTGATGAGAACGGTTTATTGACGTTAAAAGTGATTGAAACTTGGAATTATGACAGCGTTAAGGAGCTGGATCATGAAGGTGGCGATGCTTTCACATTTATTACGCCGAAAACGATAGCAATCGATTATCACACTGAAACGGTGGTTTCCCAGGTGAAGGCTACCCTTGGTGAAACGCCTTATGGTGGAGATCCTGACACAATCACTTCAAATCAGTTGAGTGGGAATCGTACAGATTATCTAGCGAATTCAACACCTTACGAGTACAATCGAGGCGTACAGTTCAAAAGTAGGCGCCGGATGATTCAGTTATGGTTGGCAGAACAAGGGGCAAAACGAAGGGTAATGCCACCTACGCTATCAATATCGGTTCCGCTCTTAACGCGCGCTAACTTATATCGAGGACTCACTGGACCGGGCAGAATACCGGGTTTGCTCGATTGGATAGTGATCGGCACCGATGAGGATAGTTATCCATCAATGGGCCTTGTTGGACCCGATGGAGCCCGTATTTACCCCAATGATGCAAACATTACTTTTGTTGGCATCATTGTTGCTAAGACTCTCAATTTTCGCAATTTATCAGTCGATTTGGACGTGGTTTTGTCAAGCTGGGATCGCTCGGATAAACCTTCGATGTTGGTGGGACCGGGTTGCCAGATTATATCCGCTAATACTGGGACTGAGATCGAACTTGATGTTGCATCTTATGCTACCGGAAGCGGTGATTCTGGCTTTATATCAGGCGATGATGTGGTTTTGGTTGATGGATATGGAATGCCTGCATGGCAATCTAACCCCGGTTTAGTTCTTATTGATAGTGGTAGTGGAGGACTTTATATCGGCGGTCTTACAAGCCTTATCCAAGCCTCAGATGACGTATATTTGAGGCATTCCAATTATGCCCAATTTGATAACCCCGAATTAGACACCGGTTTTTACCAGGGTTTTCCTAAAAACCGTCGGACTGCCTTTTTAGCCGACGCCGAGAACACACTAGATTCTACTGATATAGGTGACGAATATGTCTAACTTCAAATGGATGGATAATAGATCCCTTGACCCTGATAAACCTTATGACGCCTTCGCGGTGCAACGTCTTTTAGAGAACACGAATTATGTGTTTCAGAATCGAGGAAATCACGCCGAATTCCAGTGGGACACGCGGACTACCAATATAGAATCAAAGCATTTTCGACCGTTTTGCAGTGTTACAAAATGGCTAACGATTCTAAGGGTGCCCTATTTTATAAGTCCCGGTCTTAAAACACTTAAGTGTTCACTACTTTCCAGAGTTTCAAACGATAATCTTTACATGTATCCGGATCTTGGGATGAATATAAGAGTGTCGATTGACACTGACACTTCGGGCTCGGGCGGAATAACGCTGCTACCCCGACAATCTCTAGGCTCCGCAGTGTGGACGTGGGATGAGTTCGATTATGAGGTGGGAGAAGAGTTGTTAACAGGGTTTGGTGGCAATGGTGGAATGGGGTATTTGAACGTCGAAATTAAGTCTAATACCCCTGCGAGAATTGGAGATTTATTCGGGGATTCCAGCGGTAAAGATCATGATTATATGATTGATATTTGGAGCCTCGACGCTAGCTCAGGTGGCGATCTTATGGTTTCCAATCAGGCCGATTTTTTCGAGGAAGGGAATGCCTCTTTAGCACCCGATAAAGAAGCAAATGAGGCATGCGCTTTTGCAGTTTTGAAAAAGATTGAGCAAGATGATGTTGCAGATGATGATGAATTCAGAATCACTGGGATTTATGATAATGTTTTTAGATATTTTTCATTGGATGATACGGAAATGAGGGTAGATGGAATTCCTTTTACATATACGGGCGACCAATGGGGCATGAAAATTGTAGCAGCCTATATACAGCCTGTAACTTTTGAGTTTGTGGAGGTTTACCAGTGAGTACAAAAGAAGATTTAAGACCCTTGCAGCCTACAAGGGGCCGTTCGATTCAAGGGGTTAAGGGCAAGCTGGATAGGGCTTTGACAAGGCCCCAGTGCCTAGTGTTTGGCCTCCCTCCCTACCGACCAAAAGATGATGATGTCATTAACGCGACCTGGGATGATCGAGGTTATTCGTGGAATTATCGCGGCGCACCGATTGAGGATGGTTTAACGATCTCGACGAGGACGGCACATCCTAGACAGCCGTTTAGCAAGATTTCCATCGCATTAGATCTATTCCCGATATATGCAAATGCCTATTACGAGTCGGCTGAACCTTTTCAGGATACCTACGACATGGGTGCGGTCGGTGATTACGCTATTTCAGTGAGATTGAGGCAAGGGGTTACATTAATCGGGTCTTTAGAGGGGGAGGGGGAATGCCAGTATTGCCCCCTGAATCCGTTATCAGAATCTCATTTATTAAGAACATTATCGTGGCAGCATTTTACCGCTGCCACCAAGGTCTACGGAACAGAGCTGGCGTATAAAGAGGGAACATATGACCGTATTCGAGATCAGAAAAATACATACCTAAAAATCAGGCCGGAAGTAGATATAGATCAAGATCTCTATATCCCGACGATGCCCATGGAAATTGAAATTATCATCACCGGGTCGGCGTCTATTGCGTGGAAAAATGGAAATATAGCGAACCTGCCATCAAACATATTTTCCCCGGATATTCCGGCATACAATATTTGTAATATGTGGGCAACATCGTTTTCAGCATGGGGGCACTCAGAATGATTAAATTGCTACCAAATAGATCAAATAGTGGAATGCTAGATTATTCCTATGGCAAAACCATTAGAAGCGATGGGATTCAGAACCTTAGTCAAGATGCAAACTATGGATGGGCAACCACGGGCGCTCGGTTAGCGGGCAAGAATTGGGCCGGATTAGCCGTACCCATTGGGCCTTTTATATTGCCGATTAATTGCGTCTATAGATCTAGTAGAAGCGAGAATAGAGGCTTGCAAGGGTTCTCAAGGGTTTATGTATACATCGAATCCGAAGGATCTATAGATTGGACCGTGGAAGCTACAAAGTGGGTAAGCGGGGCAGGCGGAGGGCCTACTGTTGATGTGGTTACAGCTAGTGCTACAGGAACGTCTTTAAGAGGTTGGGTTACAGTCGGTCTAACACTTCCCGTTTATGCGGGATCGATGCACCGAATTCTCGTTAAAAGTGATGCTCCATCATCTAAAATTGTTTACGCCGTACAGGTGGTTGAAGCCCCGTATCAAAATCTCGAAAGTGTGATGGAAGCGGCTGTTATTGGTGATACCTGGATAGGGCCTTATGATGATGGAGCGGTTGCCACCGATTGGAGTAGGGGCACCAATGACCCCGATAGAGCAACTTTAGGTTCGGCTGGTTCGGCTGGCGTTATGCGCCGAAATGATCCTTGTGAAGGTGTTAATTCGGTCGAAATTTCGGGGGACGGTCGCTTCACTTCTACGGATCTTCTCCCGAGCTTTGAAACATCTGATATTTTGTTAGCGCTCGCTGCTAAAGTAGATCTCACAACATCAAATGGTTATATAGCATTATTAGGCGGGGCACTCAGAATATTTCGAACCGCGTCTCAACTACGGATTTATCACTATAACGCTGCAAATGATTTTGTATCTAAATACGTCCCATATCCAGACCCGGGCGCTAGTAGTTCGGGTTGGATGGACATAGTTATTTTATGTCAAAACGCGCTTATGACAGTTTGGGTAAATGGTGTTGCAGCGGATGATGTGACAATACCAGGCGGACACAATGACGGTGGTTATTTAGCAGTTGGCTATGAAGGCCACCAAATAGCAATGCCAGCATTCTTTGCCGGCGATATTAGCAAAGATGATGCAACTAATTATATAGATTATAGACGCCATGTGAACGGAATATTTTAACGGTATTTTATTCATATTTAACAGTAATAACATTCAGAGGATTCAGTTATGAAAAACGCAAATATACAATTTTATGAAGGTGAAGAAAACACTGTTTCAGTTGCCATTACGGATGATGGAGGTGATGCACTCGATTTAAACGGCCTGGATATCGGCTATCGCGCGTTGGATCCATCGGGCCAAAGTGTTGTTTTAGATTTTATCGTAGGATCTGGAATCACTGTTGATGATGCGGCTGGAGGTTTGATTAGCATCGAATTTATTGTTGCCGATACGACTCAGGATGTAGGGCAATATCCGCATGAAATTCGGCTCGAAAGTGCTGGATATTCAGAAACCGTTATGACTGGTTTTTTAACGATTTCGGATAGCACTTTTGTGGGAGTTTAATATGAAAATAATTAATGCTAATACAAGAACACAATCAATAGAAGGTGGACAGCGGGTTCAATCGCTCACTTTGGGGCAGGGGAGGCAGTCCATTAATCTGGTTGCTGAGGGTCCATATACTTCAGACCCGTATGATCGGATTGAAGCACTTACCCCAGATCTTTTCGCCCAATTTCGGTATCCAGTTTACAACAATACCCAAGTCCTTTTTCGTGACCCCGCATGCACCCTGCCGGTATTTGACGCCGGAAATCACACGATCGGTGGGGTCAAAGATCCGTTCACCGGGGCCATTATTCTGACTCAGGCTGATGCTGCAAAGCGTCCGCTGTGGATGGGTGAGTCCATCGGGGCGAGGGCTGATGGTA